CACATTCAGCGGCGTTGAATGCCATCAGTTGTACGTGAGGGCGGTTAGGTCCGTGGCTACGTTATCGTAGCTCGAGTCGCCGTCAGCCCAGGTTATGACTATGGTAGTCGTTGTGCCGATCACTGTGATGACCTTTTTCCAAGCCATCCACGCAGCGGAACTTAGTGCGGTGCCAATTGGAGCGACCGCAGCGTAGACCGTAGTCACATCCGTGTCGTCGACGATGACCTGTACATTGGCCACCATTTCGGGGATGTATGAAGATCCAGTGATGCGCATGGTCTATTCCGTGTCCTTTAGAGCGACGCCGCTCAGCACCTAGTAGTATTCGTCGACGATGATGATTCCGTCCGACCCACTACCACCGGCACGACCGTTGACATTGTCGGCGTAGTTCCAAGCACCGCTTCCGCCGCTTGCGTACCCGGTCGCGTCGTTTCCATCCGCCGAGTTTCCTGACGCACCCATCTGGTTGCGCGATCCTCCATAACCGACTGGTGACGACCCACCAGCACCACCACAACCAATGAAGCTAGGGCTTCCGATGTTACAAGCAAACCCAGTTTCTCCCGCAGATCCGCCACCTGCAAGCGATCCACTTCCGCCTGTTTTTCGCTGCCCCCCTACGCCATAGATGGAGGTTGCTCCGATATCTCCCCTGACGCTCAGAGATCCGTATCCGCCTCCGGGCGCAGCGAGGACGCCAGTGACGGTCGTAGGACCGCCATCGCTGTAAGGCGCATAGATCAGGCCATGGCCACCGGCTCCGCATGCGTAGTCGTACGTCGCGTCGGGTGATTCAACGTACTCTTCGGAGTATCCGCCTCCGCCGCCGCCACCACCGACAGAAGCGTTCGCAGCCGTCGGGTGTGCTGGACAACCCGCCCCAGCGCCACCACCGCCCCACGCGCGGAAACGAAGTCGTCGACAATTTTCTGGTGTTGTATATGTGCCTGATCCGGTCAGCACAGTGACAATGTGTTCTCCTGTCCTCATCTCATTCACATAGTTACACCACTGGTAGACGACATTCATCAGCCAGTTCCACCAGCGAGCAGGGGGCCGTGTCCCGACCGAAAACCCGGCGGCCTTCTGTCCGGCGCTCGGCTCGACCGTGGTCCCCGCGTCAGTCGCCCATGTTGGTAGGGATGTTGGTTTCGTCGCCATCAGCTGCACCTCAACACATCAGAGAAAAATCCGCCGATTTCGGCCGTTCGTCGCAGGGACACGCTATCGATTGTGGATTCGTCAGGGGTCGCGACCGACGTAAAAGTGACAAGCGCTGCGGTCCCCGTGGCGACAAACGTAATCGTCTTCGTCCCAGTTGTATCGTAGATTTGCGTCTCAAACTGAGCGTAACCTGAGTCTTCGACGTAGAGGTCGCCGAGGATGTAGCTGACAACAAACGTCAACGTGTAGGAAACACCAACCGTCAGGCCAGAAAATTCTTGGCGCACGTACGGCGGGTCATTGGAAAGAGTCTGATAGATGTTGCATGCCCCGGTGCCCACACCACTGTGATCCTCACCAGAACCGACCTGCGATACTTCTCGACTCGGAGGCGTTTCGTAGTTCGTCCAGCCATCGGGGTTGTCTGTTGTCCAATCCGAAAAGTCCCCGTTGACGACATACTCATTATCCGCCCATCCCTGCGTCGTCGATGCCTGCTCGGTGTCGTCGTCAGAGAATGTGAAGGTGTCGGCATCCTCGTGCGGCGAATAGAGCAACTGCAAGTTGACTCCGCCGCACTTCGTCTCACCGAGCAGAGAGGCGATTGTTTCGATTGTCGCGCTTCCGATTGCACCACTCGCGTCGAGCAACATGGATGCCGGATAGAACTCGTCGAGCGATAGGTGGTTTGCTTCGCCAAAAAGCGCACTGGCTACGGCCAGGACCTCATCACCGGTACCGGACGACAGGTTGATGATGATGCGCACGCCCAAGTAGAGCCGATAGGTCTCGTCGTCCTTCCCGCCTCTCGGCTCACCAATAATTTCGCCAATTCCATCGAGCTGTGACCCAACGGACGACGACAGCCACCGCTCGACCATGATCTGCCATGCAACATCCTCGTCGACTTGTGTCTGAGCTGACAACGCGTCGATGATCCCAAGAAGTCGTGCTTTGCCCTTGAACTGCTCAAGCAGACGAGCCTTCGCCTCAACGGCATGCGTCGTCTTGTGCTCCGTCATGACGAGGTCACCGTGATACGAGAGGTATCGAACACCGCCACTTGGCGCGACGTGATGGTGACGGTGGCGTCGCCGGTCGGCGGGTTGGTCGTCGATATCCAAAGCTTGGTGATTTCGACAACACCAGACACGCCATGCACCGAGCCATACAAAGCAGACGCAACAACGTCGCCATCTACGCCGAGACCATCGCCCTTTGCAGCAACAGCCACCTTTATCTGGTCGTCACCATCGCTTGGATAGTCGTCGTCTGTCTCGATTTCGACATCGACATAGATGTCGATTTCATCCGGACGACTGAACTTGACCGTGTGTGTGCCACCAATACTGTCCACAGCGGTGCCTGACTCAGTACCATGCGCCTGTATACCGCCACCCTTCGCGCGCCAGATTGCGTCGATGATGTCCTGGTCGTCACCGCCTGACACAAGTATCTCGATACTATGCGGTGGCATTCCATTGCCGTCGGCCGCATCGGTATCGTTCTCAAACCCTGTGACGGCCGCGACGCCATCGACGTCACCGACCTCTGCGATGATGGAGTCGAGCGCCGCCTTGCCAGTGATGCGCAGCTGTTGCTCTCGCCGGGCACGCAGTGCCGCGTGGCTCTCAATGTCTCGGCCTGGGTCAGCATCGAGTGCATTGGTGGCGCTGTTCCATCCAGTCACAGGCGTCTCGATATGCGTCAGAGTTCCCGACGTCGCCGCAATAGGCCCTGTCTCTTCGGACTCCGCCTCAACGTCTATGTCGTCGGGTGAACCACCGGAGTTCGTGACCTCTGCAATCGTCGCGAACCGCACGTCAGAGCCTTCTCCTTGGCTCACAACGCGACCAATCGGCAGAGTGACACCGGCATTCAGGTTGCACGACAGCGTGACCGTGCTCTTCGTCGCCTGTAATCGACGGACCCCGGTGATCGAGCAGATACTATCGAGAGACTGGCCTTCTGCGCCCAACGGATACTGGCTTGCATAGACATCCTCGAGGATGTCCCAGATGTCCGCCTCGCGGTCAGACGCAATGCCAACGATTTGCCCAAACACAGACGTCGGGAGAAGGTTGACGGTCTCACCGAATTTCGAGCGCAGAACCTCCTCGATTTCGGTCTTGATGACGTCGAGGGGCTTCTTCACAAATCCAGTGCTGGTGACGCCGTAGTCGACCATCAGATCTCAACCTCCTCGTCATACGAGATGGGTCCGTCTGACGTTTGGGCCGAGAATCTGACCGACAAACTGCGCGTAGCGGCGTCAAAGTTGACCGCCAGGTCATCGACGCCGGTCACTCCTGGCGTCGTCAGTATCGCTTTGCGGTAGATGCCAACGATGACCGGCAGATTTGGAGCTTTGACAAGAATGCTCTGGAAGTATGGCATCCCTGCTCTTTGGTCCAAGAACCACTCGCCTTTGAATGTTTTCAGTCGGATGCGAAGATGCTGTTCGATTGCATCCACGCCGTCGACGAGCACGAGGTCGCCCTTTTCTAGCGCGGTGTCGCCACCTTCGAGCAATAGGTCCACGCGCGCATGGTAGGGCCAGCGGGAGATTCTTCTGAGGTGATCATTTGATCACACTCAGTCGTCGATTTTTACCGTGGCAGACCCGCCCGTGATTTGACCATCGACGACAATAGGCGTTGGGTTCGGAACTCCGGCTTGGGCCTGCGTGAGGAATGTGCCAGCCGGTATGGTCACCTGCACTGCGTCGGTCTTTCTCGCCGCGAACTTCGTCGGGTTCTCTTTCCCGACATGAACCTGTCCGCCAGGGGTCAGATGAATGGCGACGCCACCATCAAATCCAATAACAAGGTTCTGTGCATGCGCATCAGCGAGAGCATCATCAGTGCTTGCAAGGTCCGGCTCGAATACAGCCCCACCCCATGAGTGCATCCGCATGTCGAGAGGGTCGACCTCGCCGCCCTTCTTCATCCACTGGTCGATGCTCCGGTCGCAAACGACGACTCGACCCGTGTCACCGGCGGCGAGCGGTAGCGAGATGAAGAATCCGCCACCACGAGGGAAAGCAACAGGGACAGACGTCAGAACAGGCAAGCTTTCGACAACGGCGCCGTCCTCGGTGAGCAGCTTGTCCTTGATGAGCGGCTTAACATCGACCGTCTGAGCCGATGCGTCGTAGCTCTCGACGCGCGCGGGGATGGCAACACGCACCTGCGCCAACCGCACATCAAGCGCCCTGCGTATGAGTTCGGCCAAAGTCATGAGATAGCCAGCCCTTCGCAGTCCGAATACCAGTCTTGCCCGGCCAGGTCACCGGTGTGCAGTACCTTGGTGACGACGTAGATTCCGTTGACCTCTTCGGATTCAATTTGCACTCGGCGCAACGGTTTGATTCCGGGCTGCAGCAACGACTTGAATTTCGTGAGCGCCGGTTTGTCTTTCTTCTGTTGGCCAGGCTCCGGAGATCCAACCAAGCCCGTGTCGGGAGTCAGCACAACCACTGATTCATTCGTCCATAGCCCCTTCTCGATGATCTGGAGCTGCCCGTCCTGGATCGACCACTCACAGTTGATGCTGTCACATACCTTCGTGAGCTCAGCGCTTGATTGCCCTGACAACACGGTACCGCCAAAGAACTCCGTGAGCCCACCCTTGAAGTCGCCTTTTTTGATTTTTTCGAGTGCGTTGCCCATACCGACGCCGAGAGATTCAGTTAGTCGCTTAAAGACGTCCGCGATTTTTGCTCCCTTCGCGAACGACTCTTGGATGCGAGCGGAGCGGAAGGCGTCTGCTCCATCACCAGACTTGAATGTTGTGACCCAGTCTCCGCCGTCACGAACGGTTGTGATCCCATCGCGCATGATGTCGCCAACGAAGATCAGCTCGATGTCATTGCCGTAACCGACCTGAAGCGACAGCGTGACAGATTGCACCTGGACCGGTCCCAGGTACGCGGTCTGGTTCAGCATCTTCGCCCGCGTGTCGCGCGATAGATTCCACACAGACACTTCGGACTTGTTTGGCTCGGGCTTGTTGTCCTTCTCGACCTTGAACGAAACTCGTAGGCCGTCGACTTCGACGGTCCCAATCTGCAACACCGCACGTCGACCGAACAACACGCCCATGATGTTACTCGCTTGCTTCCTGGTACATGAGCAACACGCGCCCGCCGAGTTCGTCAAGGCCAGGGCGTTCGCCAGCACCCGAGGTGTCGACGGCCATGATGCTACCTGGCGGCTGGCTCGGGTGACCACAATAGTGTAGCAGCGGCGTATCCGCGACGACCTTCATGCCCGACATAATCGGCGTCCCGTCGGAAAGCGACAGAGAAAGAAACCAGGCCTCGGCTCTGTGATTCCAAGCGAACAACAGCGTGTAGAAGGCCCCGTCGAGATCCACCTGCTGCTCGTAGTGCTCAACGTCTGTACGTGTTGGAATGATGAACACTGACATTAAAATCCCAAGAGCCGGGAAGCGTATCTAGCCACCTTTAAAAACACTGTCTGGCTCTGAGCTGCGTCGGCCTGTTTTTTCGGTTTGCTCCCGACCTTCTGTTTTTGCTTCTGCGTCCCCTTCGGACGCGGCGTAACTATGGCGTCCGTCGCCTTGCTCTCGACGAGTCGAACGTGCTGAAGCCCGATCGACACCTCCACCGAGTCACCGATGGCCGAGTATTCAGACCGGTCCAACGATACGATGACGTAGTTCTCGTACTCACGCTTTTTCGTGTACAGCGAGATGGGCTTCTTTGCGTCCTTGAGCGCGATCAGCTTGTCGTACTCATCTTCCGCCCGCGATGGGCTCAGCACCGATGCGAGCAAAGTGGTAGGAACATTGCTGATGATGCCGTCGAGCTGGAGTTCGTCAGGGTTGTCATGGACGTGGTCCGCAACGTTAGACCCTGACTCGATAGGGTGCTGTGTAATGGTCGAGGACATCTTGTGTTGACGCTTGATTGTGGCATCGAGAGCCACAGCATCGAGTCCACTGCCAACCTGAGTTCCGCCATCGCTGAACACCAGGGCCACCGCCTGATAGGCCGCCACCGTGCTCGTCGCCAAAACGGCAGAAACAACCATGATCAGCCCCCAGC